TTATTAGCAAATGGAGTTAAATCTTTTATCTTAAAAGGTACATTAATATCATTAATAGCAAAAATCTTACTAAATGTTTTTACTAATATATCCTGGTAAGGCTGGATTACACTTCTACTATATAACTCATAAGCCTCAATTATCTCATTTTTACCTCCTAACTGGCCTGGAGTTTTTACTCCATGTAAAGATGGATTTACTACTCTATGGCCTATCATTAGATTTTGTATTACTAACTCATTTAGGGCTAGGTATTGCTGAGGCGCATCTGATAAAGCTAAATTTTGTATATCTGGAGTATTTACTCCCTCATCAGTAAAAGTTAAAATCATTTTTTTACCTCCTACTCCAGTCATTTTACGAGTTATAGCATTTTCTATTATTTGCTGCTCCTCCTCCGATGGTTGGCCTGAGTTAAAATTTATCCATGTAGTAGGCGAGAAGCCTCCAGCTATGTTATTGTAATGATACTCAGACACTAAGCTATCTGTAAGTATCCAGTTTGTGGAGGCTGAGTAGCTTGGCGCTCCATATAAATCTAGCCCTGGAGTATAATCTCTTACATATAATAGCTGATTAGTAGCACTCCTATCATAAGTATTAAATGCAGCTATAGGAGTAGGAGTATTTTCTTTACGCCTAGTATTACCCCAATCCGCAGAAATCCAGTACTCCTCTACTACTCCATTACTATTAGGTACTCCTATCCTTATTTTTTCTACTGGTACATGAGTTACAGATACTACACTCCTTTTATCCTTAGAATAAATTATATTAAGCGCTATAGCTCCCTGGAGATATAAATCTTTAGCTGCTTTACCTAGTAGCTCCTCTATACTTTCCTTAGAGTTTATATTTTTTAGTAGTAAATTTAGCTTACTAGTAGCCTCTATATCTCCATTAGGCTCTATTAGTATACCTTTCCCTGCTATCATAGTACTAGCGCTATCTGTAATAGCCCTATGAGTAGCTGAGTTATTATACATAGAAATCAAAAACTGAGGATAGAGATTTTTATAAGGAGCATCTATGCCATAATTAATCCAGCCATCTCCATTAGCCTCATACGCTTTAGGAGTAATAACCTGGTTTAGATATACCTCCCTTAAAGGAGATACATAAGGAGAGTTATTAGTAATTTTTTTATTTTTTTTAGCTTTAGCCATGATTTTTTATTTAATTAGTCTGGTACATATATAAAATTATTAGGATTACCATCTGGCTGCTCTTTATAAGTTACCTCACTATCTGCATTATAAATTAAAGCCTTACCGCTCTCTACTAGTTTACCTACTACTGCATCATTTATATCTAAATTAGTTAAGCTATCCTGCTTATATATCTCATAGCTATAAAATCCAGTATCTTTTAATAAAGCCTCCTGGTTTAATCCATTAGCAGTACCAGTAGTAATTACTGTAATAGGATAACTTACTGTATTAGTACCTGGAGTAATTATTACATTAGTATCAGGTATCTGTAAAAGAGTAGTACTATCTTTAGTAAAATCATTAGTAATTCTAATAAGCCAGCTAAAAGGGGTTTCTGTTATTCTTTGGAATGATATACTAGTTAAAGTTATAGATGTACCATTTGCTGCAGTAAAAATTACATTATCATTTGTACCTGTTCTAGTATAATCAAAGGTATGAGTACCTACAGTACCATCTAAAATTGTATAACCTAATCCAGAGTAAAATGATAACTGAGTAGTGCTTATATTTTCAGAAACTACATAAGTAACTCTATAACTTAAACCATCTCCAGTTACATTATTTTGCTTTAATCTATTAAGGCCATATATTACATCTATTTTAGCACTACCTAAAGCAAATGTAACGCTATTATCTTGGCTAATCCAATTAACTCCTACTTCTTTTACTGATACATTGTCTATTGAGCCAACAAATGATGAAGAACCAAAAAATTGGAAGTTGTTGTTTGAACTATCTAAACATATTATAAACTCTGTTTTAACTCCATTACCACTTTGAGCTGAACCAATAGTATTAGTACCACTTTGAAATCTAAATTTAATAGAACCTGATGAGTAATTTTTTATTTCATAAACTACCTTATATCTTTTTCCTTCTACAAAAGTAATATTAGGAGTGTTTTTAGCTTGACCACTTGATGAATTAAAATCTAAATACTTACTTGCATTATATGTAATACCACTTGATAAAGTCCAATTACTATCTGTTGCAAAATCTCCATTAGTTATTTCTTCACTTCCTAACTCAGTAAAATCTGGATTAAGTACTAAATTACTACCTATACTAGTACCAATATTATATCCTCTATCTAATAGATTAGAATAAACTGTATTAGTTATATCCTGCTTTAAATATAGCACTATTTTTTATCTTTTTTACTTACCTTTTTAGTATTATTATCTACCTCCTCAAAATAATTAGAGTATCCTGCTTTTATTACTAACTTTATCTGCTCCTGGCTTAAATATTGCAAAACTATAGTTTTACCAGATGGCGCTATACTTACCTCCTTATACTCCTCCTTTAACTTATATCTCATCTTATTACAGTTATTAGTTTATTATAAATATAAAACTCTAGTAATTAGTAAAAAAAAAGAGGATATACCCTAAGATATACCCTCTAATATTGTTTAAAATTTACTTAAATCTAACTAGTAAGTAGGGCTTACAGTTAATCCAGTTACATTATCCCATGGAGTAGTAGTATATGCTCCGCAGTTACGCATAGGCTCTCTTTCTTGGCTCATTATTGTCAAGTCATAACCATAGGTATCCCCTAAACTTGTTCCGGTAGCAGCAGTACCAGCAGTTAGCTCAGCGCCTAATACCTCTCCCATAGCCCATTGGTTATTATTATTATCTAAAATAAAACATACCATTCTAGTCTGAGCTATTAATTTTAACTCATCTCTCATAGCGTTATCTAATCTATGTAGTTTTATAGTTAAAGTATCCTCATAGAATACAGTACCATTTTCAGTACTAATAGTTATTCCCTCTGAAAAACTACCAGTTGATTTTGGTAAATCGTATCTATAAGCAGTAGCCGCATTAACTGCAGATAATACAGTACCAGTATAAGTAGGAGCATAATCTGTTAAAGGTAGTAATAAGATAGAGCGGATACCCCCAACGCTATCTTTACAATCCAATAATCTCCCAGCAGTTAAATCACAAGCCATAATTTTTTATTTTTTTTATTTATTTATTACAAGTATATAGGGAGAGTTTTTAGGCTCTCCCTTATAACTTATTTATCTTTTGTATAAAACAACATCAGCACCTACTGCATGATTAGCAGCTATAGAGAAGTTACCAGCAATTCTAATATTTTGAGATGCATCTTTATCAGCCATATCTAAAATCGTTAAATTTACAAAATCAGAAATTAAGTCCGTAGCTGCAAATAAATTAGATTTTCTACTAGCCATAATTACATCAACACTCATGCCTGGAGCATGAGCAATTTTAATACCCTCAAAAGTTAATGGAATTTCAGCAGCATAATATAGATTTAAGTAACCTAATTTACTCATAGCTGAGATATAAAAACGAATAGCAGCCGTACCCATGTAAATAGTTAAATCTTCTTTACCATAGCATCCAGTTGGTATAGCATCTCTTACCTTTCCTAACTCTACTATAATATTATCAGCATCTAAAGCAGCACCAGTTACATCTACTACAGTAGCATCTGCTACTGCAGCAGCCTCTAAATCAGTCCAAATAGTATTTTCTACATTAGCTCCAATACTTTCTCCTAAATACTCCATCATAAAAGCAGTAAAATCTGTATCCATTCCTGAGTTAGTAACTCCTGGCGTCATGTTTTCCGCTTGCCAGTCCATCTCTAAATCCCTTTTACATAATTCAAGATTTAATTTTTTCTTAACTGGAGTAATTACTCTATCAGTTAAAGTTAATGCTCCTGCAGTTGAAAAGCTACAATCTGTATCTGCACTAATTAAACTAGCAGATGATACTACTGTTAAATTTCTTTTATACTTTACATTCTCTAAAAATGTAATATTACCCTCTGATAATGTTAAGCCTGATTTAATACATGCTCCTAGATAATCTCCAGCCTGAGAGCCAGTATAATTACCATTTACTGTTGGATTTGCCATAATTCTTTATTTGTTTTTTATTATTATTTTGTTATATTTCGTAAGTTATATCTAACACGCTCCTTAGCAGTCATTTTTAAAATAGCCTCTCTGCTTTTATTTTGCTCTTTTACTGTAGAAAATTTATTTAAAGTAATCTCATCAGATGCTGGAGCATTAGATAACTCATCTACCTTTTTAGATAGCTCAGTAATCTCTGCTTTATAAGTATCTAAGATACTAGATAGCTCTGTAGAGATAACATTTACTAACTCCTCCTGGCTAAATTCGTACTCCTTAGTACTCTTAACTTTTTTAGGTAATCTATCTGCCTCTTTCTCTAATACTACCTCCTCCTCAGCTACTTCCTCTACTACTTCCTCCTCAGTTTCTGGAGTTTCTTCTACTACTTCTACCATTTCAGATATTACACCATCATCTACTACGATAAATCCTTTACCATCCTCTAAAGTATACTCTCCTGGAGCTAATTTTATAGTAGTACCATCCTCTACTAAAATTGATACATCCGCTCCAGCCTCTAGCATATCAAAAGTTGAAACAATAATAGTCCCATCCTCTAATTTCTCCTGGACTGCCATTTTAATTTCTTCATCTAATCCTAGCGCTACTCTTACTCTGTTTTTTAAATCCATTTTAGTATAGTTTTTTGTTATAAATATATTATCTTTTGCTTTATTGTACTTTCAGTATCTTATTACTCCAGTTTAGCATAGCAGCACCTCCATAAAGGTTATAAGTAATAGTACCAAAATCTGAGTATTTACCAGTATCAATACTTTTAGCTTTATTTAAAAAGGCATTAATCTTTTTTATATCTGTAATAGATAAGTAGCTCCTAGAAATTAATTTTTTACCTATATTAATACTCATTTTAGTAGCGTTTAATCCTCTCATCTCATCCTCTATAATAGCCCTCTGAGCGTTTAGAATAGCTCTACTAGGATAATCTTTATAACTAGCTAGCTCTAATATCTCAGATAAAGCAGTTAATATATCCTCATCAGTATCCTCTGTATTTTCTACCTTAGTAGATAAACTAGCTAGCCTATCTATATAAAATCCCTCTATAGAAAATCCTTTAACTTTTTTAGCTAGTATATCCTGCCATACCTCATTATTTTCTACTTTCATAGATAATACCCAGCTCCCTTTAGGTAAATTTAAGCCATAGATATTACTTTTATCATGAGCAGTATCCTCTACTATCCAGCTCTCTACTGTAGTTACATCATGTAT